GCCAGGCCAATCAGACGCTGGCGGCTGCTGGGGTCGAGTCCGAGCATTGCCCCCGTGCTGCTCATCTCGGACTCCTGTTCTTTCTTGGCGGTCAGCTCCGGATTTTTAACCATGCCACCCATTGCACCGGTGATGGTGTTGCCCTGTCTGGCAATATTTTTCACGGCACGTCGCCAGAACTCATAGGCCACGCACCACCGCTCAAGTACCGCAAGGTCAGTCACGCACAGCAGGCCCTGACCGCAGAGTTCTTTGGTTGTCAGTTGCCACATGATCGTGGCGAGAGGGAGATCTTCTTCTGCGAACCACTCCGGTGGCTCAACACCTTTGATGGGCGTAAAAACAGGTTCATCTTTGTTCAGGGCTCGCTTGCCGGGGTTTCCGGCCAGCGCCTTGCGCGCCGTTGGCTTGGGGCGACGCCCGGAACGCCCCGCCGTTCCAGCCATATGCGGCACTCCTGGTTAAATTTCATTTTTCGCGGGTATAAAAAAACGACGGGGCGGGCAGTCCGGAAGACGTCAGGTCACAGGGATTTGACCCGCCCCTCCCCTCAGACAGTTGAGAATTATTATCAATTTAACCGTTCACGGGCCGTCTTCGCCTTATGACACGGCCAGCACAGACTCTGCAGATTACTGTCAGCATCAGTGCCGCCATGCGCTTTAGGGATGATGTGGTCAACAGTTTTCGCCTCACGCACCACACCAGCACGCAGACATAACTGACACAGGCCTTTGTCACGCTTCAGGACACGCGCGCGGATACTGTCCCACTTCGAACCGTAGCCGCGCTGATGACGGGATTGTCCTGGTTTGTATTGCTTCCAGCCTTCGCTTTTGTGGCTTTCGCAGTAGCCTGACGGGTCTGTGGTTGTAGAGCGGCAGCCGCGAACACGGCAGGCTTTTGGGGTTCGAGGGGGCATTATTAATGTCCTAAATAGTTTCCTCTCTAAAAACTAATTTGTGTTAGGGAAATCATTAAATGAAGTGAACCTTTTAGTACCCACTGTAAAATTCACTTCATTAATATTTAACCAAGTACAATGAATGTTCCAAAAGATGCTAATGATATATTTATCAGAGAATCCATACGAGCCTTAATTTCTGGCGTATCCTCGACCTCAGTACGCCATTGATTGACTGCCTCAATCATATCTCGACAAAACACATCTATTTGCAACTGAAGTTTGCCATTTAAGTGATTTAAATGCACTTGGCAATTTGGCCTAGGTGGTGGTGTAAAATTAAACTGCATCATTCTTTTCCTGTTCTCTGGATCCTGTCCAGCATGTAAACAAGAACAACGATACAGCCAAAAATCATCCGCATAAAATCGACACTGTTCATGTGTACCGGATGTATATTTATTTTCAAGATAACGAGAAACCCAATCTTTATACCATTTCCCTGTTTCACCCTTACCTATTTTGGGACGTTCAACGCTCCTGCAAATATCAGGCATAGCAAGAGCCATAAACAATGCCGCTAACCAATTCTCACTTTCAATTGAAGATTCAATTGATTTTATAAACCTTTCCATAACTCACCTTTATATTATTTGATGATTATATTTATAGCACAGTTACAATCATTTTCAGGAAAATATTTATTCATTTTGATATCCTATTTTTAGAATATCCTTTTTATCTCTATTGCATTGCGCTAATGCAGATAACAAACTCGCATTCAGTTCCAGGCTAGCACCATATGTCAGTGGACTAGGTACAACTGGAATCGGTGTTTCAGAAGTCAGGCTGGCTGGCAGTGGTACCGCCGGAGTGTTCACGTAAACTGTCCGCGTACTTCCGCAACCGGTCAGCAGCGGCAGCAGGCACAGGACGTGAAGCACAATCATCATCCGCAACAGCCACTTTGATATCTTCCTGGGTTCTCTGTGACTCCAGTGCAATCTGCTGTTTTGCATGCTGGTTAGCCTCTATAACTGTATTGATGATTTGCAGTGATTGCAGAACGTTACGGGTAATGGCAGTTGCTGATTCAGCATTTCGTATAGCCTCATCAACACGCTCCTTTTCGTGCAGATATTTGCTGTAGTAATGCCCGGCAGACCAGATGAAGGAACCAATGACGGTAACAAAGAAGGCAACAATAACCAGCTTATATCTCAGCTTCATTTACTACCCCACCAGCCTCTTTAAACCGGGAAATCAGGTCGCCAATTTTATGTTCATACTGACCATAACCAGCACCCGGCAGTGAAGCCCAGATATTGCTGCAACGGTCAATTGCCTGACGAATATCACCGCGATCAATCATCGGTAAAGCGCCACGCTCCTTAATCTGCTGCAATGCCACAGCGTCCTGGCTTTTCGGAGAGAAGTCTTTCAGAGCAAGCTGCTTACGGTAAGCATCCCACCAGCGTGAAAGAAGCTGATAACGTCCGGCGGCTGTTGATTTAAGTTTCGGGTTTAGCGTGACAAGTTTGCGAGGATGATCGGAGTAATCAGTAAACAGTTCACCACCAACAATAACATCATAACCGTGGTTACGTGTCGGTTGTCGCCCGTTATCCGTTCCCTCTGACCACGCCAACATATCGAGGAAAGCTTTACGCTGAGGATTAAGATTTTGCATTTTTCACCCCTGTCAGTCGTTCCCAGAAGTACGTCAGTGCAACCGAACCCATCGCACCACTAATCCCCGCTGTCGCGAGAATCATGTAAATACTGAATCCACTTTCGATACTGATCAGGCCACCAATAACACCGGTGAATCCTGATACCACTATCTGAGCCAGAGCATTTATCCAACTCCACGTTGCTTTACTCTGCTTCACATCTATCAGGTAGCGGACCAGACCGCCCCAACCTGCGATGATCAGCAAAACGAGCCAGAACGCTCCGGCAAGGCTCTCTTTTTCGTGCATATGAATAGCCAATGTTTCGCCGCCGACAAAAGGCCGGGACGTTAAATGTCAGAAATCAGGCTCACGGGGTAATTTAACGACAAAGCACGGAGTTGATGCTCCCCGCAAGCCTGGAATAAAAAAGCCAGCATGTAGCTGGCAACAGAGGGTTAAGCAATATCAACTCAACAGCTGAAGACACCCTGGCTGGGGTACGTTGGAAGGATACTCACCGCCCAGAAACAGAAAAGCCCAAGGCTTTAAACCTCGAGCTTGAATTTGGAATACTGCCAGTGCGTACAACATTGGCAAAATATCAGATTTATATGAAATATATGCTTTTTAATCCAGTTTTGCAATATCTTGCTGTGAAAATGTGGCCTTTTGTTTTGAACGTGTTTTCGTTAAAAGCAATAAAGCTTGGCTATCAAGCTGTAGAAAAATGTGCTTCATTGCAACCCAGCGTTCAGTAAATGTCTCAGACCAGTTTTTTGATGTCACTCCCACCAGTGATGCCAGCTCCTGGTATTCATAGGTCTTACGCCCTGCCAGCTCGTTCTTCACATCCTGTGCCGCCAGCCAGATCAACTTCTTCAAACGTTCCAGTGTCTTACCTGCAATTTTCCTGGTACCCAACAGAGTCTTAAACTCGCTCCATACCCACTGCGTTATGGTGACCTGATGCTCCCAGCGAACACTTTCGCTGTAACTCCACAGCAACCACGCTTTCTGATGTTCATCGAGAGACAGAACCGCGCGGCGCCATGACGAGGTTGAGAACTCAACCTGGCTGACCAGTGCAATGGATGAACCTTTTGCGTACGACTGCTTACCGGAAATCGGCGGATTATCCAGCGTAATCATCTTGCCCGTTACCTCATCCAGAATGCGCGGCTTCTTTCGTTTATATGTACCAGTATCAAATTGTGCATGCTCCAGCCAAGCTTCAAGCTGGCCTTTAGTTGCTCCGCTCAAATCAGCAGTAGCCACAATGAGTTGCTCGCGGACATACTGTAAATATTGGGTATTCATGCGGCAGCTCCTTTCAGTGTTTTGGTGTAATTCTTCAGTATCCGGTAATCGGTCAAAACAGAACCGGGGAAACGATATAAGCGCAGGCGCATCCAGCGGTGGCGAAGACGTTCTGCCATATAAGACTCAAACATCATTCATTCCCCAGTTCAGTGATGGTCAGCTCCAGCTTCCCACCTTTGGTAACGGGCATCTTCACAACACGGTAATCAACGACCTGAACATCATCCAGCCAGAAACCTGCTTTGGTGAGTGCGTCAAAAGCGGCTTTTTGCAGATTATCCAGGTCACGGCGACGGCGATCCGGCATGTGGCACTCAATACGGATTTTCACAGGCATAGCCAGGCCGATATCCAGCATTGCGTTTTTAATGATTCGGGCGACGTTATCGCGGTATGCCTGCCCCTCTGCGCTGACGTGCGTGCGCCCGCGATTATGGCGGTAATAGCGATTATTGCTCGGAGGCCAGGGTAATGTGATGCTGTAGGTATTCACGCCTTAATTACCCCCTCTTTCAGCCAGATAACCTGCGTTCTCGCCATACCTTCCAGCGCGCATTCTTTTGCATATCCAGCGTCAACAAAATGCGTGCGGCGGTCGATTTCGTCGTGGCAGGCAGAACATGCAATGGTGGCAATCAGGTCTGGCGGTTTCGTACCGGTGCCGCACAATCCAGTCAGCCGGATATGTGCCAGTACAGACGTTTCAGAATTGCCATTACATACGCCAGGGATTCTTACCTGGCATTCCCGACCACGCGCTGCTTTTCTCAAATCAGCCATGATTCCTCCTTGCTGCCAGTCGCAACCATTTTTTATCAACCAGGCTGGCGGTATATCCGAGCAGAGTTGGTATTTCGGATGGCTTCAGCTCAGGTTTACGCTTACGACGATTTGGTACTTTGTAGATGTGTCCGTTCATGACACGAATAAGCGGTGTAGCCATTACGCCTCCTGCTTGTCGCGCAGCAGCTGGAACTCGCAGCTCTGCGGAATAGTCAGATGGCAACCAATATTCATCGCCCAGGCTTCAACCTTACACAGGAAGACATACATCTCTCCGGTATCAAGATCGGAGGTATGGCGTAACGACTGGATAGTGGTGATATCACCGGTTACGACATCAACCAGCTCTTTGGTTTCATAACCGAGATATGTGTGTTTGAGAGCATCTTTTACCCAAGCTGGAGTGGCGAACGTTTTACCCTTGCTGATGAGGTATTCACTGATTTCGCTGTACCACATGTGGCTGAGTGCATTCTGGGAAAGACTGCGTCTCTCGCGCCACGGTTTAAGCACCATGCGAAAGCATTTGCCGTCCTCCAGATAAGGCTGGATCTGCTGGCCGATAGCGGTGAAGTTACCACGATGCAATTTGATGCCATCTTGTAGGAGGTTCACGATTCACCTCCGCAGAGGTCAAACGCTGGATGCAAAAAATCGCAGGTACATTTCTGCATCTGTGAAGGGAGAAGAGAGTTTGGATTGTATGTGCGCATAAACGTCCCCGTTTAGCGCAGAAGTCACCGGAGGAGTTCAAACTCCGGTGACTTAATTATGACAAGTTGATTATTGAAAATCAAAAGTCATTTAAACAATAATGATACCCAGCAAGAGATTTCTTATTTTAACTCATAGATCAGACAGTCAACGATTTCTAAACCATTTACCATAGAATTAGAAACGCGAACTTTACCATCGTTGACTCTAGCAAATCCTTTTAACATTTTATAAATAAAAGCTGAATCCCCCTTAGCCTCAATTGCTTCTAATGGTATCGGCTTATACTTTTTTGATATGCTATTTCTATTTATCTCACTGATTTTTCTATATATTTCTGCCGGTCCACGTTCTGAGAAGTCACTGATAACTAAAATATATCTCCAAGATAGATCTGGGTAATAAAACCACATTGCAGCATCAATAGTTAAATTCTGTAACTTGAGTTTTTTTAATAAAAATTGACCTGAGAATTCCATATCTTTTGTCAACTCTCTGCCGATTACCAGTGTGCTTTTACCCATTTCAAAACTCCAGAATTTTGGTCACCTACAGCATCAAACAATTGTTCGGCCATAGCTTTACTTATGTTATTGTCGTATCTAAATTGCTCGCTCCAGTCTTTAACGACCGACCAGTTAATCTCCAACGAAACATCATTTTTTGCGTCAGCAATCAAAATTTGATGTAAGTTGGCAATTTTGAGAAGTTGCGACAAATCATGAGTATATGAATCATTTACGACTTTTTTGTTTGGAAACTCATGTTGTAAAAATGACTTGGCAATACAGGCCTTCAATGCACATTCAACTGCATACCCACAAAGATAATATGCACCATGAAAAAAGCCATGATCAAGCAAGCATTTGGCCTCATTAAGCCTAGTGTCAGATAATGCTTCAAGGTCGTTTTTATTCATACAATTATAACTTGAATTATCCTAATTTTTATGATTATACCCTTATCAGGTATGATGTAGGAACTGAAAACAATATTGGATATCATTTTCGGTATTTCTCTGCAAATTCCAGCCCACAGGATCTCGGTGTACAATCTGTCGCTGATCGCGCAAATTTAGGGTCAATCACTTCATTTTTTGCATCAAACCCTCACTAACATCGAACGATTATAGTACAAGTAGTGTTCTTGACTTCTCATTAAACCTTCAGCATTCAATTAATTACAAAATACTAGCGGCATTTCTCTCCCGCAACTTTATTACAGCCGTTCAGAACGTAAATGCGTCAATACTCGAATCAACTGATCATCCTGCCACGACTGAAATCTCAAATAGGCCGTTTCTCAAGTAAGAGATTTTGAATGCATTATTGGCTACTGAAATAAAAAACCCAGCGCCAACTGGGTTCATATGAAATTTTTTTGTCATTTCCAATTGCAAGACTGTGAAATTTTTTCCACAACCTTATCAATCTCAGACAAGTCAAACTCAACTACTTGCATAGTTGATCCATAAGGTTCAAACCCAAAAATAGCTTTTTTATGCTTAGCCAAGGTCTTTATAAATTGTATTGGTTGTGGAGCAAATGCAGAATCACCGCCTTCCCCACCTCCCCAAACACTCTTGACCGGCTTTCCGCCATCTAACCGCACTGTAATTCTTGGGTTGTCCGACCCCATATAATCATTGAATGATAAATAGGCATCTGTTTTGTTATCACTACAACGCAACACCAGTGAAGTTGCACGATCAGTACCTGCTTTGTTATATGAATCTGGTGATAAATTAAGAGCCACAAAGTCAGTCTGGTCAGTCATTTTATTTATCTCAGACTTTGTTATCCACGGCCCTAACTTCTCTACACCAGCATTTGCTGTAAACGAGGCACTTATGACAAAGGCTAAAATAAATTTTCTCATAACCCTATCTCCTTGGATTTAAAGAACTAAATATTATCAAGTCTCTTGCCACTAGAAAACCCACTTTATTTCCAAACTCTGACGGCATTCCTGAAAATCCGCTTCATACTCACTTGCCCCACCCTATCATCCTGAGTAGCTAACCGTTAAACAAACGTTCGCCAGACCTTACCATCAATGACCAGGATTCCTGCACGCGCCATTTTAGCTGCTGCCTGATTTATGCAGGTTACTGTCACACCTGTTGCCGCAGCAACGTCCTGCGCACAGAAGCTCTTATGCGTCCCCAGGTAATAAATAATTGCCTCTTTGCCCGTCATACACTTGCTCCTTTCAGCCCAAACTTAGCTTTGATTTCTGCGATCTTCGCCAGAGCCTGTGCACGATTTAGAGGTCTACCGCCCATGACAGGAAGCTGTTTTACTGGTTCAGGTATCGCCTCACCACGGTTAATTCGCGCGGTCATACAGGACAGTTCATCGGCAGCCTTGCGCCGTAATTCCGCATCAGTAAGCGCATTGGCCCGCATGTTCTGGTACAGGTTGGTAACCAGCCAGTAGTGCGCGTTTGATTTCCATGGATAAGACTCTGCGTCCGGATACAGGCCACGCTTCCGGCAATACTCGTAAACCATATCAACCAGCTCGCTGGCGTTTGGCAGCCCGGCGGTAACGGATGCTTCTTCCCGGCACCAGGCGACAAACTGCCCGGGTGATGGCAGGAATGGTCGATTCTGCCGACGGGCTACGCGCATTCCTGCGTTAACCTGTTCCATTGTGGTGATCCCGTTTTCCCGGAAAGCCAGCACCCACTGGCGGCGGATTTCGTTCAGTTCGTTCTGGTCCCGGTTAGCCAGGCTCGCCGGGAAAGTTGCTAGTAACTGGCTGAACACACCATTGATGATCTGCGCTACCTGTTGTACCTGCGGCTTTTCGTCGTACTGTTCCGGCATGTTGTTGGCGATCCGACGCATCTGCTCACGGTCAAAGTTAACCATCTGTGCGGCGATGTTTTTCATAGCTCCACCCCGTAAATCCAGTCAGTGTTCGTCAGGTCGAGTTTTGGTTTGCCGGCTGTCACGCCAGCCTGTTGCTTGTTTCGGTTGATTTCGAGCTGGGTCCACTTGTCGCGGAGTTTGGCCGGACTCAGCACGTTACCGGACCAGAAGTTGTCCTGGCATGCCCAGCGGAACAGTACACACATGTCGCGGTGGTTACGTCCGTCACGTTCACGCATCAGGCGGATATCGTTAGCCCACCCTGCAAAATTCGGTTTTCTGGCTGATGGTGCGATGGTCTTCACCATGTCAAACATCCACTCTGCGGCGGTCAGGTCTTCTGCTGTCCCCCACTTGCTGCCGCTCTGAATCGCAGCATCCGGTTTCACCACAGGAAGGTCGTTTTCTGGCTGGTCAGAGTATTCGCCAGAATTCTCGGACGAATAAGGTTTTATATTGTCTTTTGTTAGTTTGTCTTTTGTGTTTACCTGATTCGGGTAAACGCCTTTACCTGATTTGGGTAAACTTTTCTTACCTGATTCAGGTAAATTTACCTCTTTCAGGTAAACTTTATTTTTCTTACCTGATTCGGGTAATGTTGACCATTCACTGACCACATTATTAATGCCGATATTCCGCCCGCTCTGAATAAAAATCCCACGCTTTACCAGAACACTTTTTGCAGCAGAACACTTGTGCGGCAATATCCCGGTCAACTCGGAAAGTTGCTCGTTGCTCACCCAATCCAGTTTTTTATTAAAGCCATATGTTTTGCGCATGACAGCCAGGAAGACCAGAAGCTGGTGCTGTGTTAATCCGGCCAGCATCACAGCTTCCAGCAACTCATTTGCAATGCGCGTATAACCATCATCGAGATCTGCCACGCGCGGCTCCTTTTGTGCCGCATCCGGCACTGGAAAATTGAATATCTCAGCAGTGTTTGCCATAATTCCTCCCGCAATGAGTGTGTTACGATTTGCACCTGAAAGTCGGTTCTGTTCGCGCAGACCGGCTTTCGCCATTTCTGAACCTGTCATATCGCCCCCAGCATGGTAGTAACCATCGCCATCAATGGACCAGCCAGATCTGGGTCCACACGAAACATCGACACAATACCTTCACTCATTTCCTTCAGTTTCTGGTGGCGTGGTGCGTTGAGAATGACAGCCTGTTTTGCCTCACTGAGTTCCTTTTCCATTTCAGCCAACCGAGTCATGAAGCTATCCTGCTCAACCAGGTAACCGCGATATTCCAGCGGTAGTACCGCCAGAATTGCCGGGGTCAGTTCACGCACGTTATTTCGGTATTTTTCAGAATCGAATTTGTTATCGAGGAAGCGGAACAGCTTCTGGCGTGCACGGCTGACATCATCAGGGAAATCGATGGTGCCGCCGCCCTGCTCCCGATACTCATTCACAATGAGTGTGGCAACGACATCCTGATTATCTACAGCCGACCAGGCGCGGACGGCATCACGGATTTTTTCGTGGCCTGGCACCTGTTTTGTTTGAGAACGATTTATCACCGCAGTTGGGCTAAATCCGCTAGTCTGTTGGTATGTAAGTGGTTGCATAATTGACTCCTTTAGTTTGAATTGACTGTTAAGTTGATTGCTTATTGTTAAAGAGCGTGAAATGGAAATTTAAGCTGCGTTCTTTTCGGTGTGTGGAAACAACTTCGGAAGATCCGGGCGAATCTGGTATGCCTTCACTACTCCACCAGTAGCCGTAACAATGCTGCCGACATGTTCAGGGGATACCTTTGCTTTGTTGTGAAGCCACTTATAGACGGCCTGCTGTGAAACTTCGCAAGCAGCGCCCAGTTTCTTTTGTGAACCAACGATATTGATCGCTGTTTTGATAGCTGGGTTCATAACAACCTCCGTGGTTAATTTGAATCAAGATTAAAACTATGGTTGTTTTTAGTCAACAACCATTTTCGTTTGATGGAATAAAACCTTGGTTGTACATTTGGACTATGAAAACAACACTCTCAGAAAGACTTAAAGAAGCCAGATTAGCGCGAGGCCTTACACAAAAGGCGCTTGGGGATTTGGTCGGGGTTAGCCAGGCTGCTATTCAGAAAATCGAAACAGGGAAAGCTAATCAAACAACTAAAATCGTGGAGATCGCGAACGCTTTGGGTGTGCGCGCAGAATGGTTATCTTCTGGCGTTGGAAATATGTCAGACAGTACAGTGCAACCAATACAATCAACTGTCAGCCATTCCAAATACTTCAAGATTGACGTTCTTGATATAGAAGTCAGTGCTGGGCCGGGAGTCATCAACCGTGAGTTTGTAGAAGTTCTACGCTCGGTTGAGTACTCGTTTGACGATGCTCGTCACATGTTCGATGGTAGGAAGGCAGAAAATATCCGCATCATTAACGTACGCGGTGACAGCATGTCAGGAACGATTGAACCTGGTGATCTTCTATTCGTTGATATCACGGTTAAATCTTTCGACGGTGATGGTATCTATGCGTTTCTGTACGACGACACAGCCCATGTAAAGCGCCTGCAAATGATGAAGGATAAGCTGCTGGTTATCTCTGATAACAAAAGCTACTCACCGTGGGACCCGATCGAGAAAGATGAGATGAACCGGGTATTTATCTTCGGGAAAGTTATTGGGAGCATGCCGCAGACGTATAGGAAGCATGGATAGTACCAATTAAAAATTATCAACCGGGCATTGTGCTCATTCAGTAAAACAACTTAATTATTCATTTTAGAATGGAGAACTTAATGGATACTTTAAAATATGAGAAATTCTCTGATTTTGATCACAATGACCCATTTTTTGACTCTTTAAAAAAAGATTATAAAGAGTTTCCTCTTTGGTTAGAAAAAAAAGCCAGAGAAGGAGAATCAGCTTATGTGCTCTATGATGACAAGCATAAAATCGAAGGTTTTATGTATCTAAAAGAAAATGATGATGCAAATGACATTAATCCAGCGCTCCCACCAGGACGTCATCTAAAGATAGGAACATTCAAATTTGAATCTAAAGGCACCCTTCGCGGACAACGATTTCTAAAAAAAGCGTTTGACCATGCATTTTCATCAAAATCTGATGATATTTATGTTACTGTTTTCGACAAACACGTCCATCTAATAAAACTTTTCCAAACGTACGGATTTTACATTCATGGTGAAAAAGAAACACATAACGGGAAAGAGTTTGTATATGCGAGGTCTTTGCATGAGCCTTATGGTGATATTTTATTAGATTACCCTCGAATAATGACATCAAGGGCCAACAAATATTTACTGGCGATTTATCCCGAATATCACACTAGACTATTCCCTGATTCAAAACTTGTAAATGAATCACCAGATATTGTCAAAGATATATCCCATGCTAACAGCATTCATAAAATTTACATATGTGGAATGCGTTCTGTGATGGGAATGAAAAGAGGAGATATCATTGTCATCTATAGAACCGGAGACAAAAAAGGGCCAGCTCGCTATCGTTCTGTAGCCAGTACATTATGTGTAGTTGAGAGCGTAAAAAATATTTCTGAATTTTTAAGCGAAGATAGTTTTGTAGACTATTGTATTCGTTTTAGCGTATTTTCTGAAGATGAACTCAGAAAAATCTATAAAGAACGTCGATACCCTTTCATTATAAGATTCACATACAATCTGTCTTTGCCAAAGAGACCCAATCGTGCTATTTTAATAGATCATGTGGGGCTAAATGGTTCGCGTGCATTCCGATGGAGTCACTTTAAACTCACAAATGAGCAGTTCTTAAAGATCATCGAGTTAGGCAAGATAAATGAAAGTTTTATTATCCATTAAGCCTGAGTTTGCAGAAAAAATATTGAACGGAACAAAGCGGTTCGAGTTTCGTAAAGGTATATTCAAAAATCCGCAAATTAGCACCGTTGTTATTTATGCCACGATGCCATTAGGTAAAGTTGTTGGTCAATTCCGTATTGAATCAATACTAAGTGACGAACCGGAATCTCTTTGGAAAAAGACGGAAAAACACGCAGGTATTTCTAAGCAATTTTATGACTCATATTATTCAGGTAGAGAAAAGGCCTACGCAATAAAAATTGGTGAAGTGGAAAGATATAAAGAACCAATTCCTATCTCTGCTCTAGGTAGTAATATTAAGCCACCACAATCATATCTTTACCTACCTGCGTAAGAATCCCGGCCACCGTGCCGGGTTTTCTTTTGTCCCCTCATCACACAAACCGTTCGAAAAACCACCATACCTCACTTCAGTTATCGCTATGCGATTCAAGTCACAAAATAAATCCATCCTAAATACAACCAGTTATATCTAAAACAACCATTAAAACAACTTTTGTTGTTGACGATAAAACAACTATAGTTTTAAATAAGTTCATCGCAACAACACAACGATACGGCAACTACCTGATTCACCGTTGCGATGACCGCTTAGATCCGCAGTTTGAATTTCAGCAGGCTTCGGGGAGTGCGAGGGGTGAAACGGACGCGTGAACGTCGGTGTGACCAGCTGAAATCAACACAACACTTTATACCTCAGTCGCTTCAACGAGGCGGCTTAGTTATGACAACCGGCGGCCATCCACCGCCTGAATACGCGCAGAAGTCTCTATATGTTCAGCAGCCCAGCTTACGGGCAGGAGTTTTTATGGTTCATCAACATTACGGAACGCAAACCGTTAATCGCGGTGCGGTCATGCCAGGAATGCTGGTCAAACGCAAAGATGGTACCTGGACTGCATCAGCTAATTTACGCGGACGACTTTATCTGCATCGCGGCATCGAGCGCACTTATACCCGTGACTTGCTCGTGGAAGTTTTTCTCGACGGGCGCGGCAACGGTCTGAATCACTAATCCCCTTTCCTGTTTACCTAATCAGCCTGGCATTTCGCGGGCGATATTTTCACAGCCATTTTCAGGAGTTCA